ACTTAATTCGACTGATGTAACTTCAGCTCTTGGATTTACTCCATACAACGCAACTAATCCTTCAAATTATACAAGTAATAATTTAGGACTTTCAGCACAAACTTGGACTAATGTAACTTCAAGTAGAGTAGCTGGAACTGTATATACAAATTCAACTGGAAATCCAATATTTGTATATATATCAATTCATCTTGGCGGTCAAAATGGAGCAAGTCAAGCAAATGTATTTATAAATGGTACTCAAGTTGCTGATATGTATCATTTTGAATCAAATTCAGCTTTTTCAACTTCTTTTACAACAAGTTTTATAGTTCCAAATGGTTCTACTTATGAAATAACATTACAAAATCTTAATACTTATAGTAGTTCAAGTATTGATTATTGGTGGGAATTAAGATAAGGAAAAAAAATGGTATATTATCAAGCTCCAAATGAATCGGTTTATGCTTACGACCCTGAAACACAACAAGAATTAATTAATGAAGCTATTGCTGCTGGATGGGTGAATGTAACAAATTCTTATCCTTTTCCGCCAGTTCCTTACATTCCTACTGCGAATGATAATAAAGTAACAGCATCGGCATTATTAAGTGCTACTGATTGGACTACAATTGCAGATGTAACAGACCCTACAAAATCAAATCCATATTTATCTAATGGAGCTGATTTTACTGCTTATCGTAATGCAGTAAGACAATATGCAGTTTATCCTGTAGCTGGTAATATTACATTCCCAACGCTACCAACAGAAGTTTGGACTAAAGTTTAAAGGGCTATGACATGACAATTTTATTTTCACCATCATTAAATACTGAATTTGATACTAATGTAACGCCTTTAGACCAAATTCCTACTGATGCTTTTACTCCTCAAGTTGATATTAAAATAGAAGAAATCCAAGCTGAAATTCAAGCATTGGAAACTCAAGAGGCTGTAGAAGTTCAAGCCGATATCCTGACAAAATCTAAGAAAGGTTAGTCATGGTACAGCACGATGATTTTACAGATAAAGCTGCTCAAGCTGGTAATGCCATTCAATATTCAGGTGCAACGGGTAGCATAATTTGCGGTCTTGCACTTAATGAAATCGGTGTAATTATCGGCATAATTGTTGCTGTATTTGGTTTCTTTATCAATTGGTATTACAAACATAAAAGTTATATGCTTTTAGTAAAACGTACTGATGCAGAAACAGATGCTTTAAAAACTGGAAAAATTAGCGTGTTAGAAGAACCTGATATAGACCAAGATAATGGATAAATGGCAAGCAGCTCTTTTATCATTATCTGCAAGTGGGCTTATTTTTCTAGCAGCTCAGGAAAGTTATAGTCCAGTTCCATACAAAGATACAAAAGGCGTTATTACAAACGGATTTGGTAACGCCTCAATCACTCCCAATCAAAATGTCACAGTAACTAAAGCCTTAGAAGATTTAAAACAAAACACTTCTGAATCTGGTAAAGCTGTTTCATCATGTGTAACGTCACGCATTACACAAAATCAATATGATGCTTTTGTAAGCCTTGCATACAATGTAGGCTCTTATTCATTTTGTAATTCCACTATTGTTAAAAAAGCCAATGCCAATGATTTAATTGGGGCGTGTAATGAATTTAAGCGTTGGACTTTTGTTGATGGTAAAGATTGTAGTATAAAATCTAATAATTGTTATGGAATTTATAAAAGACGAGAATCAGAACGTCAACTTTGTTTAAAGGATAATTAATATGTGGCAAAAGATTAAACCTTATTTATATATCGCAACTGTAAAATTAGAAGCTATTTATCTTATTATTAAAAGTAAATTGTCAAATATATTTGACATTATTAAATCAACATTAATTTCTGTAGTTACAAAAATTAATATGGATATAATTAAATTATTGGCTGAAATTTTAGTTATTTTTATTTTATCATTCGTTGTAATTCATGAATTTGATAAATGGTTGCATAAACATACACCAAAAGTGGCTGAAACGAACGCTGTAGTGGCTGAAACCGCACCAATTGTTAAAGATGAACCTTCGGTTCAAGTAGAAGTTAAAAAGCCCGTAAAGGTGTATAAAAACAGTCAAAAAATTAAAGCAAAAGAAAAGCTACCTAAAGTTGTCGTAAATGATAATAACGCACAAGTTATTTCAGCTATTTCTATTCCAAAAGAAGATAAAGCACCAAAAACTGTAACCACAATATTAAATACTGATACAGGAATTACTACATCTTATATAAAAGATGAACCATTGCCTTGGTTGTCATTAAATCGTCATGGTGATGTTGGATTATATACTGGCATAAAAGACGGCACAGGAGCTATACGTTTACAAGCAAATCAAGGGATTGTCGATATTAAAGACATTCATATTAAAGCAACTGGTTCAATAGACCAGCTAATCAATGGTAAAACTGATTATTTTGTTGGAGTAGGTGCAGCATATAATTGGTAGGAAGGTTTTATGCAAAAACCGATAACACATTTAGTTATCCCTGATGTTCAAGCTAAAGAAGGAAATGATTTTACATACCTTCGATGTTTGGGAAATTTTATAGTTCAAAAGAAAGTCGATACTATAATTTGCATAGGCGATTTTGCAGATATGGAATCGTTAAGCACTTATGACAGAGGGTTAAAATCTTTTGAAGGGCGTAGTTATCAAAAAGATGTTTGGGCTGCTCGTGAGGCGATGGATGCGCTTTTAACTCCCATGTTTGAATTTAACGCTAAAGCCAAAAAGAATAAAGAAAAACAATACAAGCCTCGCATGGTTTTGACATTGGGAAATCATGAAAACAGAATTAACAGAGCCATTAACGAAGATAGAAAACTTGACGGGCTTATTTCTACCGATGACCTTCCATATCAAGATTGGCAAGTCATTCCATTTTTAGAAGTTATTACCATTGATGGAATAGCTTATTCTCATTATTTTACTTCGGGCGTGATGGGCAGACCAATAACAACTGCCAATGCTTTGTTGACTAAAAAACACATGAGTTGTTTTGCAGGACATCAACAAGGCAGACAGATTGCGTATGGTCGTAGAGCCGATGGTAAAGAAATGACTGCTATCATTGCAGGTAGTTTTTATGAACACGAGGAAAATTACTTGGGCGCACAAGGAAACCAGCATTGGCGAGGATTTTATGTATTACATGACGTTCATGATGGTGCTTATGATGAAATGGCAGTATCTATTAAATTTCTTAAAGAACGTTATAACTATTAGGACAAAACATGACTGACACCAATCAAGCCCTATGTGAGAAGATTCTAGGCAACGTAATTGAAACGGTTGCGGTTGATTATGACAATCAAACTATTACGTTTTACACAGACCAGGGATTGATTGAGTTTAGTGGTGATGATTTACGGATGTATGTTGAAATTGAAAAATTAAATTAATGTAAAATATATTCAACACTAAATAATTTGTCTGTAATAAATAGTTTAAAATTACACGCAAAACTAAACTCATAGTATAGATTCAACACAAAATATAAACTATGGTTTACATATTTTAATGTGTATTTTAATGTGTTTAGTTATTGCTTGAAATTTCGCATTTTAAGTTTAAGATAGATGCGATTTGCGCCAGTCAGAAGAAAATGCAACACGCTATAGGGTTTATTCTGACCAGCGTTCCAAGCCTTTCCCAAAGTAACTATCTTTGTAGCGTTTTACAAGAGCCACTTGCCACTATGGTAGTGGTGGAGTCTATCCCCTATTATTGGGGATTGTATCGCTTCCATTCTTGTAATGCCATTAAAACTGCAAGTAATATTTTTTTAAGTTTCATACGTCATACTCACTTAATAATTGTTTAATTGCTTTGATATTTTCTTTTGTTATTTTTATATCTTCTTTTGAACTCCATTCATAAATCATACCTTTTTGATTTTTTAATTCACGCTTAAGCATAGCTACAAAAAAATCATCTAGCACTTCAAATACAGCAGATTCATCATCAAAATTAAATTGAATGTTCATTATCTATCCTTTTTATTGTCAGGGTATTCATCAAGTTGATTTTCAGGAAATACAGGATTTTTAACCAAGCATTCTTCCATTGCTTTACGTTCATAAGCAGAGTCTAAACATGAAGACGGTTCATTAAAATTTATATCTCGTGCATCATTCAAATTTTTAATATTATAATATTCTTGTAACGCTTCTTCATATACGCCCCATAATGTTTCCATGTGCATTTCATGTACGCTGGCAATACTTAAAAGCCTGTCCATAAATATGGGGTCAATTTTTGTCCAATCAGCACCTTCAGTCAAAACATGGATGTCATCTTTTAATCCCCAACATTTCAATATTTGTTGTTCTAATTCTTGATGCTTATTCATCATTTTTCCTTTCTATTTTGACGTTCTCTAGCATCTCGCATAGATTCTTTTTTTAACGCTTGTATGTATTGATAAATAATTGTGCCAACTTCTTCGTTAGTTAATGCTTCTTTGTCATCAACACAGATATTTCTTACTGCACGACCAAGCATCTGTAAGTATTTAGTTTCCATTTTTAATCCTTAATGCTTGTTCAATAGCACGGGCAAAATCAATCCGACCCCATCCTTCATAATTCATAAGTATTTCTTCTATCTCATCATCCGTTAATCCTTGCCATTTAGTTTCAAGGCATAACCAATCACCAACTTTTACTTCTGTATCATGTGGTGTCCATGTTGCTATTAATTCGGTTTCATTTACTTCTTTAACAATTGCTACTGTTTTCATTTTAATCTCCAAATAAGGTGGGGATGCTTTAACCTCAGATTTTAAAGGCGCAGTCGTTACCGATTATGCCATCCCCATAAACTGTTAAGTGTTTTTCTCACGCAATGATTGTTCAATAGCACGGGCAAATTTAATATCGTAATGCGTTAATTCTTGTATCTCATCATCCGTTAATCCTTGCCATTGATGAGGGTGGGTGTTTTTTAATTGATAGCGCAATCTTATTACTTCTTCAGGTGTCCAATCTGCATCACAAGCACATTCACCTTCATAATAAGCATAGCAATCACAATCTTTACCATTACAATGCTTGAGTGCTTCTTCCAATTCCACAGGTTCTTGCGCTGGTTGTTCACGGTTAAAATAAACTTCCTCGCCATCAATGTTTAATGTGCAAGTAGAACCATCAAGTGCGTATGACACTAATCTTGGTTCTGCTGGTTGTTCTAGTGCTTGTTTAAACTCACTATCTCTAGCAATACGTTCGTCTATTGTTTCTTTCCAATCTCTTGTGAGTAGTTGTGCAGAATTATTTGCACGAATAACTTGTTGCGCCCTAGTTAAATGCTCTTGCGCTGGTTGTTCTAGTCCAATCACATTGGTATCACGCAAGTATTCATTGTTTAACTCTGCGACTGTTGGTTGTTCTAGTGCTTCTTCACACGCATTGATTGCACCTTTTACCCAAGCAGTTTCATATACTCTGTCGTTGTTTAAACAATTCAAAACTTTT